CCGGCGGGGTCGGCCACGTCCCACCACTCCTGAAGCGTCATGCTGTAACCGAGGTTTTCAATGACGCGGCGAACCGCCGCCACCGTCCCCTTACGTTGGTGGATCCAGAACGCATCGCTGACCGCCTGGCGCTTTTCCCTCTCTGACCAGGTTTCCTCCCAACGGTCGACGGAAAACGCCCACGCCAGATACGGCAGGAATTTCACCGGGCATTTCCACGGGTTCCAGAGGTCACGCAAGGGGACATTCAGGTCACTGATGACGGCGCACGCGGCGGCAGCGCGCTGTTCCAGCGGTGATGACCCGGTCGCCATCAGTGAATTACTCATCCGAGCCCCCAATCACCACACGGGTGTCGGTGCAGTACGCGGCCTGAGTTTTATCGAGCACCACATCCGCCCGTGGCTGAAGCAGCTCAACGCGCTGGACACCCTGCACATGCAGCGCGGCGTATATCGCTGACATCCGGATGTCACGACCGAGGCGACGCTGCTCGGTGATATAGGCGGTTAACTGCGTTCTGGCGGCGGCCAGAATGGGCTCAGTCGCCGGACCGGGGTACACGTACAGCACGGCGTCGACTGCATAAGGGATAATCTCAGCCGAGACGACTGTCAGCCGGTCACCGACCGGGCGTACCGTCTCATCATTCAGCGCCGTACTGACGACCAGCAGCAAATCATCCGATGCCGTGCCGTCACCTTCCCGCGACAACACCGCGACAGTGACTTCTGCGGGGGCGGGACTGTTCGCCGAGGCATCCGCCACACGACCATCGGCGCTCATGGCGTGAAATTCATAGGCACCCGCTGGCCCGGCAACGCTCATGCCTTCAAAGGCCGCCGGGATGCGCTGACGTAAATCGCTGTCGGACTCCATGACCGCCGCCACCGGCGGGATTTGGGTGTCGTCTGCGGCGGTGATGACCAGGCGTTCAACGTTATTATTTGCCGCAAGCTGGTCGAGATCGTTTTTGATGGCATAGGCCACCATGCCGGCCTGTGCCGCCTCGTTAATACGCTGGCGTAAAATCACCTCCCGGTAAGCATTCTCTTCCAGATATTTCACCAGTGGCTCTGACTCCAGCGTCAGTGCTCTGGCGACCGCCTCCTGCTCATCCTCCGGGTAGAGCGAAACCAGCGTGGCCTTGCGCTCTGCGAGGATGGTTTCAAAGTCCAGCGTTTCCACCACATCAGGCGCGGGGAGCTGGCTCAGGTCGATAACTGCCATAGGTTCAACTCACAGGGATGGTTAAGGAAAGGCTCTCGCCGGTATCGGTAATTTGTCCGGTCACGTCGACAACCATCTGCCCGTTAAACTGCCGCGCGGTAGTGATACCGGTCAGCCTGACACGCGGCTCCCATTTGAGGATCGCCATGTAGCACGCCGCCATAATTTGCAGCTCAAGCGCCGGGGTCTGGGGCTGGTCAGTCATCTGCGACAACAGCGAGCCGTACTCACGACGCATGACGCGGGAACCGACGGGCGTGCGCAGAATATCCCCGATGCTCTGGCTGATATGGTCCACGTCTGCAATACGCTCGCCGGTCGCGCGGTTCATACCAAGGTAACGGGCGGTCATCGGGTCCCCTCCGTCCATTCATCGCCGGGCCTGATGCCACCGTGACCGTGTTTATCCACCTGGACCCCGTTTGATGTGAAAGCGCCGCCGCTGTGCTCGATATCGCCGGACATCCTGCCGCCTTGCTTCACCTCCAGCGTGCCGGTCGTCAGCTTGTTGGTGCAGACCACCTCCGGCGTATCGAGGGTGACACGGGTGGAGGCTTTGACCAGCACCACCGACGCGCTGACGGCAACCGAACCGGATGCGGTCACATCGGCGGTTTTAATGCCGGTGACGGTCAGCGCGCCGGTTTCCGGCTCATAACTCATGACGGCGCCGTCGGGAAACTCAACGTGCCAGGCATCCGCCGACACTGACGGCGCAGGGTGGTCGTCGGAATAAATGCCCGGCAGCACAAAGGCGGTATCGAGTTCACCGCCCACGGCCAGAATCATCACTTGTTCACCAACAGAGGGAGCCCACCAGGTGCGTGAGCGCCCGGCCCGGTGCGTCAGCCACTGGAGCCAGTCGGTATAAATGCCGCCGGTCTTTACGCGACAGCGCCCGGCGTCGAGGTCAGTTTCGACGACGATGCCGGTACGGATCATGTTGCGTATCGCCCGGGCGAGTTCCTGGATAGATGCGAGAGTATTCATAGGGGGAAGGATGCCGCTGGAGTGCTCCGGCGGCAATCTGCGGGCGTTTTGCCCTGGCTGGCACAACGTTATCTGTATCAGCTCGGATTTGACCTGATACATCCATGGCGCAGAGACAGACCTAATCTGACGGGCAGCATTGGGCTAGAAGTGGACGCCCCCAATATATAACATTGGTAAAAACAATATTACATTAAGACATAAAAGACATAGAAAAAATGAATAACGCTCGAATTTAATAAAGCTCTTAAATAGAAAATTTAATTCCTGGTGATGAAGAACAATTAATGTTAGCAACCATTTTCATCACCGCACGCCACATAAAAACAAGTCACAAAATATTTTTATAACTTATCAATCGCATCAAACTCTATTAGAGCAGCACCTACATTAGTACTTAGCAACTCATTAAGCTCACACCCTAACCTTAGTTTCTCTTCTGTTTTATCTTGAGATAAAAATGTTTTTCCGTGTTCCGATCGTAAATACTCAGTTAACACCTCAGTAATATCGTGACCTCTTGATAATGACCACAGTTGAGTATTTTCGCCATCAATTTTATTTGCCAACACAATCAACTCATCAACATCTAAAGATTTTGACCATTCTGGAATTCTTTCTTTAATTGCCTCATCATCTACAGTTAAAGATACCGGATCAAAAAACGATGATATATTAATACCATTGAGTATTGAGCTTTCCTCGCTGCCATTAGTTAGTTTATAATCAGCGGCACGATATTTACCAAACACCCTTGTTACACTTTCTATTTTTCTTCTAACACTTCCAATTGTTTCTGAGTCTATTTCAATTCTTAAGCTTGAGAAAAGTTTTTTTAATGCACCACTATTAAAAATAAAACCTTCCAGATCATTATATCTATTTTTAGATGAATCATTAATTACAAAATAATCAATCCCCGAGATAATCCCGACTGAGCTTGATAAGTCATAGTCAACATCAGCAATAAGAATAAAACAATTTTTGTAAGCACTACAACTCATTGTTTTATTTCTATACCTTGCAATATTCTCGACTAAAGGCTTACCACAAAAACCATCAAATCTTATATTATCCTTAACCCACTGCCCTAAAAAAGCCTTATCATTAATCCCTTCAACAATAATTGTCTTCTTACCTTTGCTACGATAATTAAGAATTGCAGTATCAACTATAACAGCCGGACGTTGTTGATATGGGTAGAGTGAACTTTTAGACATAATAGCTCCCTTATTTATGCTGTTCTGCAAGCTCAATCACATCATCCCAACGACCACCGATTAAAATTGGTGAGTGAGTTGCCATGATGACCTTGAAATCCTTACGTGATCTTATTTTATTAATTATATCAATAAAAACTTCCTGCCATTCTGGGTGGAATGAAATTTCTGGCTCATCTATAAGCACGACATCACCTTTCGTAGCTCCAAACACAAGTTTCCCAATCATAACAATCAGATGCTGCTCACCTGACGATAGGCTAGAAAGGTCTAATTCTTTTGTATTTTTCTTATTTGATGTAATAACAAACCCTTTTTCAAAGCTAATTTCGAGGGCTTTGAATGACAATAAATTATTAACAGACTCTTTAAACAAAGTTAACATTGTTGCAAGATTATCTAATACTTTGAATTTTGATTTAATATCATCTAAATAAACCTTTAAAACTGTCAAACCCGCATCTGCATCTGAATAGGAGAAGAATTGATTTAGTTGTTCAGTAGTTCTTTCTGCATTATCTGAAAGAATTCCCAAGGAGGAAAACCGGTCTTCATAGCTCTGAATATCTTTTATGGCCTGCATAACATCCTCAACTTTTGTTGTCTTTCTTTCACCTTGAAGACTTTTAATTAAACGTTGAGGAAAAGTTGTTTCACGTCGCCTTCCAATTTCAAATTGATTTCTAATACCATCCTGGATGCGAGTTTTAACTTCAGCGGCAAGAAGATTTATCATGTTTTTGCTTGTCACTCTACTTCTTCTTCTCATCGCTGGAGAGCGTTGGTCATAACCAGAGTAATCACTTACTCTAATACGGTCAGTGGTGATATAATAACTTCTAAGATTTTTAGTTACTTCCTCTATCCACTCAATATTTTGTACGCTTCTTTTCACATACTGAGAATCGCCACATAATTGCAATAGTTTTTCTTTATTATATATCTCTCCTGTGTATTCATTTTCCCATTGATCGTATGAAACTCTATTTAAGTATGGATATTCAGAATCAATTTGGCTCCAAAACGAATCCGAGCTGAGTTCCTCTGATTGCATATCGATTATTATCGTTTTATTATCTTGATTCAAAACATCAGTAATAGATATTACTTTATTCATTTTTTTAATTTGAATCACTTTATAATCATTCAAAAAAACGTAATTAAGACTCCCATCAACATCATCTCTGTCGCTTACTGAAAATTCTGATGACACTTCGTACACTCTATTTATATGAAAAGTTATCTCATTAAATGTCTCAGAGAAAAACGAATGGTAGTTTGCATTTGAAAAATTATAAATTATACGTAGTATTGTTGACTTACCAAAACCATTTGGGGAAGTAAGGATATTGATATCTTTATCAAATTTTATATCATAAGTAAATTCTTCAAAGAGCCCGTCAATATTTAATGACATTATTTCTAGTTTGTTTTCTTTCATTCTTTAAACTCCCGTCATGAATGCATGCCTTCCGAGACCGTTGATTTGAGCTAAACTTGTAATTATAAAACCCAAACCCTTAAAATTATATTCTATTTTAGTATCTTCTTACAGTTTATTCAATCTATCTCGCTGAATAAATACCCCCTCCACCTGCACTTCAATAAAAACCATTCATTGTTATCGCATTGTTAAACAACCATATTGCAACCGTCCGCATCTCGCTCAAATCAGGCTGCCAGATTTAATTGTGTGTTGCCAGTAAAAACTGTCAGCTCAAATCTGAGCTGATACAGTTCAGTCAGCGAGATAGTCGATAATGACGCTTTCCACAAGCTGCCGGTCATCGTCGGTAAACCCCAGGAGCTGCCGCTGTGGGTAGTTGACGGCGGCGCTTTTGGGAGATGGCTTATCCTTTAGCCCCAACTGATGCACACGGGCGATGCGCTGTACTTTCCCGGTAAATTCCACCACTGCCGCGCTGTCGTTACCGGTCGCTTTCATATAGCGGTTGGTTCGCAGTTTCGCGAACATCTCGCGCTTAATTCGGCCTTTCTTAGCTCTGACGGGCTGGCGCTTACGCGGGGTAAAGGGTGAACCGTCCGGCGCTTTCTGAGATTTAATGCGCTGCTGTTGCCGCTGGCGCAGTTTCTTCGCAATGTCGGCGGTCATCCGACGATGCCCGGCAGGGGAAAGGGCCGCTATCAATCCGGCGAGCTTGCCCTCAAAAGGTTTGAAATCATTCATTCCATTTACTCACCCGTTCGCCATTACTCCACATCTCGACAGGCCGCGTCACTGGCTCTGGCGGGGGCGGCTCCGGGATGTTCTCCACGTACAGCGCGCCGTCGACCTCTTTGACCAGTGTGCGCTCGGTCAGCAACAGGCTGATGCTGACGTCGATGCTGCTGTCGTTATTAATGTCAGCGTACCAGGCAAATCCTTTTTTTCTTCCCTCGTCGGTTGTCATGATGTCCGGCTGATTGATGCGCAGCCAGGCCATAACCGGCACAAACAGCAGGTCAATATCGTCGGTAAAATCCGTGACCACGATGTTAAGCGTGTACCGCTTTTCAAACGACAGGGAGCGCGCAAGCGTCGCCGTATTGCTGCCGTCATCCAGGCGGAGACATAGCATATCGGGGTTGATACGCAGCACCGGCACCGCATCAGTTAAGGCTTTTCGCAGGCTGTTGGGCTTTAACATCGATTTCATCCTGACATTGTTTGACCGTATCGACCTGAATTGCACAGCTCTGGAGGGCGTTTTCGAGCTGGCGTATATCCGCACTCAGGTCACCATTAGTTACCGGGTCGCTGCCCGGCATCGGGCAGGGCGTGACCTTCGGACAGGCGTTGTAAACAATCACCGGCAGCGGCATTGGTACAGGCGGCTCGCTGGTGCAACCGGCGCATAGCATCAGGTAAATCAGCGCGATACCAGCGGCGAAACGCGTCATTTTCATTGAGTAACCTCGTGATAGTTTGTTCACGCCTGAAAGCCAGCAGGTTAGCCGCCGTGAGCTTATCCCTCATGGCAACCTGCGCCAGCTCTTTGCGCTGCGACTGTTCTGCGGCAACGGTGAGCTGATTTTTCAGCATGGTGATTGTCGCTTTGCGTTCACCGGCGACCCGGTTCGCACGCTCAAATGAGGTGCGCAAATTGCTGTTATCGTGGCGCATCCACAGCAGACCCGCACAGGCCAGCGCCAGCAGGATAATGACGGGTTTCATGCGGATACGCCTCCGGCCCTGCGCCACACGGCGACCAGTTTGTCGAGGCTGTGCTCACGCTGACCATACCCGGCCCCCGGCAATGACGCCCAGATATTGCGACAACGGGAAATGGCGCGCTCAATGCGCCCCTGTTGCAGGTCTTCCAGCGCGCCGCGCTCACGAATCAGCTGAATGGCGAGCCTGTCCTGTGATGCCGGGCTGAAATCCGGCAAAGCGAGCTGCTTTTTGTAATGCGGCCAGAACAGATAAAGCTGCTGGTAACGCCCGGATGCCGTGGATTTTTCCCCGCGACGACTGAAGACCTTCGCCGGGCGTCCACCGGCAAACGGGTGATCGCGATAGTCGGTAAAAATCTCCGGCTTACCATCGATACCGGTGACAATGACGTCGTACCCGTTGTTTCTGGTCAGCGGGTGCGTCGCCGTCCCCTCTGAAAACGCCAGCGTGTCGAGGAATGCCGCGACGTTGGGGTGTGTCTTAATGACCGCCATCGCTTTCCCCTTTTTTAATCCTGCGCTGGATCGCAATCTCCACCGCCTGATAACCGGCGATACCCAGCATGGAGCCAAATCCGCACACGGCGGCGGGCGGCAGGTCG